CAGCAGTATGGACTAATATTAATTATCCTGAATCGTGGAATGTTACACATACACATCCACAAACAGATTTTACAGCAACCGTTTATTTAGAAGTTCCAGACGATAGTGGTATTTTAGTGATTGATAATATAGACTATGTTGCTGCATTTCAAAGATTTTATTCTACACCTTTTAGTGTTGATTCTATATTTACAAGAATGAAATATGAGCATTATCCAAGAACAGATAGCCTTGTTATATTTCCAGCTCACTTGCCTCATTCGGTAACAGCTAATAAATCTAATAAAGAAAGAATATCTATTTCTGCTAATTTTAATGTAGAAAGACAAGATGAAACACAAGTTAACAATAATTAAAGATGCAGTGCCTTTACATTTATTAGACTTATTGAAAAACTGGTCTGTAAGTTGTGAACAATGGGGTTTAGGTTATCCAATAAATTATCCAATAGAGGAAAGATTTTTTAAAATGAATGTAATTAATCATGATGGTAATACTATAGAAAAGGCTACAGGTGCTGGAATAGCTACTGCTATAATATCTATGATACATCAAAAATGCAAACTTTTTGATCCGCATATATTATGTTGTGGAATAGGAGTAAGAGATAAACACACAAAAAACAACATACACACAGATCATAAACATGACTTGCCAGAAGATGTGAATGTTATGAAAATTTTAGGACTTTTAGAAACTGATTGGAAAGAAGATTGGGGAGGTGGTTTTCATTGGGATGGTAAAGATTATTATGCTCCACCTGGTTCTTTTATGATTTTTAATCCTAGAATACCTCACAAAGCTGGAAAAATAACTTGTGAAAAAAAACGCTTTGCTGTCGATTACACTGTAGCGTCAAGCACTCCTTATGTGTTACAATCTCCTTATAATTAATTAATTATAAAGGAGATAAATATGTGGGCTTTAGTAGATACAAATGGCGATAATAGTGTTACTGAGGTTATATCTGCTGCTAAGTCAATGACAATTGATGGCGTAAAACATCCTAAAGAGATTTTTACTTTATGGTCTGAAAGTGAATTAAACGCTGTACGATTGTTTACGATTGTAAGAGCAGATGCTGGCGACAGTAGATTTCAAGAGCAAGATGGTGAAGCAACTTATGCTTATGACGCTGAAAACAATAGAGTTACTGAAACTATAAATTTGGTTGACAAAGATTTAGTTAATTTTAAAGTTGAGGCAAAAGCTACAGCAAAACAAGATGCTTTTAATAAAATGAAACAATTTGGATGGATGGTACAAAGAGTGACTATGGACAGCTCTCAAACTATACCTTCATCTGTGATTTCGTATTGTGCTTCTATCAGGTCTGATTGTGCAGCGATTTGCACAGCTATTGATGCAGCGTCTAATATGACTGAAATTAAGGCATTGTATACAGACACTGTAGACGGTGAAGGAAATGTAACTGAAGTTGCTCGTGTCAATAGATGGAGTGACGATAGTGCAGTGCGTGATCTAAAAAGATAGGGCTATAAAATGCCTTTGAGTGAAGTCAAAATAGCACCTGGTATAAATAAACAGGTTACACCAACAGGAGCAGAAGGAAAATGGATAGATTGCGATAACGTAAGATTTCGTTATGGTTATCCAGAAAAAATAGGTGGTTGGGAACAAACTACCACTGATACTTTAGTTGGTGTAACAAGAGCTATGCACATTTGGGCTGATACAACTGGCAGAAGATTTATTGGTATTGGAACAAACAAAGCGTTATTTGTTTACTATGACGGAGCATTTTATGACATTACACCTTTAGGTACATCTTTAACATCTTGTACTTTTACATCCTCCAATGGTTCAGCTACAATAACTGTAAACAAAGCAGGACATGGTTTAGTTGAAGGAGATTTGTTTTTATTTAGTAGCGTTACTTTGCCAGGAGGTGGAGCAACTGGTTTTACTACAGCTAATTTTACAAACAATACTTATCAAGTAATTACAGCAGTATCAGATAGTTTTACAGTTACTATGCCTAGCACCGAGTCTGGTACTGGTATGAGTGCAGCTGGATCTGCGACAGTAACTCCCTATTTCAAAATAGGAGATGCTTTTCAAACTGCTGGATATGGCTTTGGTACTGGAAGATGGGGTGGAGAAACTTTTCCACTAGCATCAGATACACTAGATGGAGCTTTATTAAATGATAGTGCTGGTACTGGAGGATCAGGAACTTCTATTACTCTTGACTCTACATCAAACTTTTCTTCTTCTGGAGGCACTATTTTAATTGATAGTGAATTAATTACCTATACTGGAATATCCAGTAACGATTTAACTGGTATTACAAGAGGAGTTTCTGGTACTGCAACCGCAGCACATAGTGACGGAACAACAGTGATTGAAGCTTCAACATATTACGGTTGGGGAGATGCTACAGATACTTCAGCAGTAATTTTAGAGCCTGGTAATTGGTCTTTAGATAATTTTGGTGAAATACTTATTGGAACTGTAAGAAACAACAAATCTTTTTCTTGGGACCCCTCCGTATCTAACTCTCTTGGAACTAGAGCAGCAGTCATATCTGGAGCTCCAGAAAAAAGTGTAATGACTTTAGTATCTGATAGAGATAGACATTTAATTCATTTAGGCACAGAGCCTACTATAGCAAGTGGCACACAAGATAAAATGTTTATAAGATTTTCGGATCAAGAAAGTTTAACTGATTACACACCAACTTCAACAAACACAGCAGGAACATTTAGAATAGATAATGGAGCTAAAATTGTTGGAGGAGTAAACGCTGGTTCATATAATTTAATTTTAACTGACACAGCAGCATATACTATAAGATTTATAGGTCCTCCTTTCACTTTTGGTATTGAGCAAGCTGGAGCCAACTGTGGTTTAATATCACAACACGGCGTAGTTGCTGTAAATGGTGTTGTATATTGGATGGGTCAAGCAGGTGGTTTTTATTTATTTGACGGTACAGTTAAAAAAATACCTTGCTCTGTTGAAGATTTTGTTTTTACTACGATTGATGATGGAGATTTAGGTTTAAATTTTGATGCGTCAGATGTTATATTCGCTGGATATAACTCTTTATTCGGTGAAATAAACTGGTTTTACCCATCAGCTTCAACAAATCAAATTGATAGAGTTGTAACCTATAATTATTTAGAAGGTGTTTGGACTATAGGCTCCTTAGCAAGAACAACATACTATGATAAAACTGTTTATGATAATCCTTATGGAACTAAATTTAATGAAACTGGTGTGCCTTCATTTCCTACTATACAAGGTGTAACTAATATAAATGGTTCTTCTATATTATATGCACATGAAAAAGGTAACAATGAAGTTAACAATGATGACACTAATGCTATAGTGGGTAGTATACAAAGTGGAGACTTTGAAGTAAATTCACCAGAACTAGGAACAGGTGAATTTTTTATAAAAGTAAGAAGATTTATTCCTGATTTTAGAGCCTTAACTGGTAATGAACAAGTGACAATAAATTTAAAAGACTTTCCTAGCGATACAGAGGCTAGTAGTAGTTTAGGACCATTTACTGTTTCCCCTACTACACAAAAAGTAGATACAAGAGCAAGAGCCAGAGCAGCTAATTTAAAAATAGAAAATACAGCACGAGATGAAACTTGGCGTTATGGAACATTTAAGGCAGACACACAAGTAGATGGTAGGCGTTAATGAATGGATATAAAAAACATAGTAAGTATTGATGATGAAAATATTTGGAAGAGTGACCATACATCTAATCCATATGCAATAGTATTAAACGCAAAAAAAATATGGAAACTTACAAAACACGAATGGCCAGATAAATACAAATTTTACGCTGAAATGATTAAAGAAAATGCTATTGATTTTAAATGGGGTTTACAAAAACAAAAATCTTTTAAAATTTTAAATATAAAAGAATACTGTTATTTGATGGCACCATCTGATATAATATATAGAGTGCTTAGGAAAAAAGATGATAAAAAAAATAAAAGATCCAAAAAAATTTTTGATAATGATAAAAGCAAAGATAGATTAATTTATTAATGTCTTTATCTCTAAAATATAGGTTGATATATAATATGACAAAAAAAAGAGACCCTTTGAAAGGAACAGGTAAAAAACCAAAAGGTAGTGGTAGAAGATTATATACGGATGAAAACCCTAAGGATACAGTTCATATAAAATTTGCTACACCAGCTGATGCAAGAGCAACTGTTGCAAAAGTAAAAAAAATATCCAAACCATATGCAAGAAAAATACAAATATTGACTGTTATGGAACAACGTGCCAAAGTTATGGATAAATCAGAAGTTGTAAGAATAGCTAAAGCTGGCAAAGCTGCTATCAAAAGAAGGAAACAAAGTGGCTAAAATAGTAACAAACATACCTGATCCTAAAATGGAGTACAGTGTTGAAAATCAAAGGTTAATTAATTTAGCTTTGAATCAGATAATACAAAAATTAAATACCTCTTATCAAAAAGATATACAAAACGAAGCGGAGAGGTTTGCTTTTTTTATGGGAGCATCAAGTGGCTAATATCTACAGAAACGCACAATTTGATTTGACTGGCACTGGAGTTACAGATGTATTTACTTGTCCATCAGGATCAAGAGCTATTGTTCAAAATATACACGTTGCTAATGTTGGTTCAGGTAACCACGAAATAAAAGCTTTTATATACGATAATTCTGTAACAACAGCTTTCCAATTTGCAGAGCATACGGTAAATTCTGGTAACTCACAGTCTATTGCAGATGGTACTATTATATTAGAAGAAAACGACAAGTTACAACTTCAAGCAGATACTGGTAATGTTTTTGAAGGTACTTGTGCTATCTTAGAAATAAATCGATCGGATTCAAACGGATAATGCAAATTCATCAAGCCCTTTTTCACATTAAAAAAGTTATATCATTAAAAGATTGTAAAAAAATGATTTCTTATATGGATAAACATTGTAAGACAAAAGCAGAAGTTATGAGTAAACATGGTAAACCTATAACTGAAACTAAGACAAGAAATGTTTTATCCCATTGGTTAAATCCTAATGATTATGGTGCTCCTCCATATTTTAAAATAGTAGAAAATGCTGTTAAAGAGGCTATGTTGGAATTTTCAAAACATTTTAAATATGTTTACTCATACGAACCTAATGTATTTATTTTTAAAAGACTGAGAAAACTAAAAAAAAAAAATATACTAGCATTTAATTTTGGTTTTGGAGACCAAAATTAAACTCAAAAACTAATTTTTTTAAAATTTATTT